GCACTGGTTCGCCCATTACGGGCTGCCTGAACACCGCGCCGCAGCGCTTCGCGGGCTGCTGGAGAGGCTGGCATGACATTGCCCTACGAACGCACCCGCGCCGTCCTCTCTGTGCGAGAGTTCCTCTTGCGCCTCGCGTCTCCGTACAACGGCGGCATCAAGGGCATCCGCCGCGAGGTCCGCGAGGAGGCTAGGCGGCTGCTGCGGCACTACCCGTTGGCGGCGGACCTGGTGCTGCCAGGGGCGTTTGACTGTGGTGCTTTCGCCGACTCTGCGCCGCCCGAATAGACCGGCGGCTGGTTCTCTGGCCTGGGGCCGAGATTCAGTGGTGGCAGCAAATCAATCGCCGTCTGTTTCGGCTTGGCAATCGTGACGTCAATGTAGTGGGCTTTTGTGATGGCGCCGTTGCTGTGGTCGAGCAGCTGGCTCGCCGCCGCTTCTCCGCCGGCAAGAGCCATGTAGCTTGCAGCCGATTTCCGCAGGCCATGGAAGCCGCGATTCGTGACGCCGGACCGCGTGCACAGCTTCTTGAAATGGTGCCATAAAGTCGACTTATCGGCTGCCCATGGCCATACACGCTCGCCTTCCGCACCTCGCATCTGCTCGAGCCACGCCGCCAGCTCCGAAGAGATTGGCCGCATGATGTCTCGGGTGGCCCCCTTTCGCCCCTCGGCGCGAAAAACGACGTACTGCTGTGCCAAGTCCACATCCTGCCACTCGATAGCCAGGTGAGCGCCTATGCGCTCCGCTGTCTCCCAGCACGACCGTATCAGCGTGCTCAGGTAGATGTGCGGCTTGATGCCTCGCATAGGCCGTATGGGAGGCTGTGGCCGCAAAGCCTGCCTCAGAAGGGCAGACACGTCATCGACCGTGTAGCCTCGCGGTATGCGTCCAGGCGCACGGATCTGCGGGTAGGTCGGGAATACTTCCACGTAGCGACGCGCCGCGCAGTACTTGTGCAGGGCGGCTATCTGGTTCCGATCCTTGCGGGCTGTCGCAGCCTTCACGGCGGCGCGTCTGACAGCCAAGTACCGCTGCACCTGGAGGTCGTCGAGGTCGGCGACCGACGGCTCGCGGCCCAGGTGCTCGGCCCAGCGAGACAACGTCAGCCGGTATTGCCGGCGGCATGTCGGCGAATGCGTCCGCAGTACGGCGTACTCGTTTTCGTAGATGTCGCGAAGTATTCTTATCGAATCACTCATGGCACGGTCTCCTACTGTTGTGGCTTCCGTGCCAGTATACTGAACTTTTGTACAAGACCTATCCCTCCACTTGAGTCCCGTACAGTATACGGGACCTGCGGGGAGCCGTGGCGAGTAGCGAAACCGCTGGGAAACGCGGGCGGAAATTGACTCGACGTTGCGGTGCCGCTACTATCGGTGCATGATCGCCATGTGTGCCGTGCAGGATGACTGGATTTCGGCTGAAGACGCCGCCAAGGCGGCTGGCTGCAGCCCCCAGTACATCCGCAGACTTCTCGACCGACACCTGGACGAGACAACCAAGCGGACCGCCGGCTGCGTCCTCGACGGCTGGAAGGTCAACGGCAAAGCCTGGACGGTGCTGAAAACGTCCGCCGAGGCCATGCGGGGCACCCTCACGAGCCGAGCCAGGATGCACGAGGGGGCCAGGGTGGCCAAAAAGACCGCCCGGCGGACAGCCTCGAAAAAGGCCAAAAGGCGCCGCAGTTAGCGTTTTTCCCAGGGGAAACGCACCCTGGAAAAAAATTTCTACAGCCCCCTTGCATGTAGTTTCGATATTGCTACTATGTGGGTGTCAGGCGATTGAGACCTGACGCAACGCCAACCGGGAGAAACGATGAAGACCTCGACCAAGACCGCCGCCGCCAAGTTCGCCGCCGCCGCTCGCGAGGCTGGCTGGAAGATCAGCAGCCGTGACAACGTCGTCACGATCACCAAGTACTTCACGCCCAACAGCCGCGAGGATTTCGTGAAGCTCGACGGCGAATACTACGGCATCCTGTCGCTCGTCAAGGCTCGTGGCGGCAGCATGTGGGGCACGGACGGCTCTGGCGTTGGCGGCTACTCGGCCATGCTGCACGGCTGCTTCACCATGAACATCAGCGGAGTAAGCCAGGCGTTCATCGCCGCTCTCTGACTAACCACCAGCCCGCCGGCAACGGGCCGGCGGGCAGCCACGGAAAGGACTCCGCAATGCTCCGTGACATCATCCGCGCCTCGTTGGTCATCGCCTGCATGGCCATAGCTGCCGCACTGCTGGTGGAGACCCGCTACCACCTGGCGGCTATTGACGTAGCTCATCGTGCCGCCCTCGGACAGCAAGTGGCACAGATCCAGCCGCACTCGCAAGCCCAGCAACCAGGACGGCTCAGGCAGCTCGGCCGGGCCACACTCGAGCTCGCCGACGCCACCCTAGGAATTATCCGTTGACAGTAGTTGCGATATCGCTACCCTACGTTTCGCCATTGCAACACACGAGACACGCCCGGCACCGTTGGTCAGTGTACGTCATTCCAACAAACACAAACCGCTCCACGCCTTGTTTTCCAGCACTTTCGGTTCCTTGACGACTTGCTGTCCATGCGTACACTTCAACCCCACCACGAAAGGATGCACCCCCATGAATGACTCCCACCACGCCGAATACCTCGCCGCTGCCTCTGCCCTGCACGAGCAGACGCCTAGCCGTCGCGTCTACGCCGAGGGCGACTTCGTCAGCGGCAAGAGCGGCGGAAAGTGCTGGAGCGGACGCATCCAGCAGATCCAAGGCGACCGCTTGGTAGTCGAGGCCAGCGGTGCCTGGCTTGCGGTAAGCGTCAGAGACATCACGCACTAGATCGTTGAAAGGACCGCCGCCCAGCGGAGCTAGTCGGCGGAAGGAGTGGGGCGGAGCCCCAGTAGCAGGGACGCACGATTCACCCGCCGAGCAGGACGCAGAGCGGGATTTTTAGACACGAAAGGACGCGACATGAGTACGGACATTTCAACGCAGACGCAGCCGCGAGGGCTGGCGCTTCAGTCGGTAGCCGACGCCATGAAGTTCGGCGAGATGGTGGCTAGCAGCGACTTCGCCCCGAAGGACTTCAGGGGCAAGCCGGCGAGCTGCATGCTGGCGATTCAATGCGGCGCCGAGATTGGATTGGCTCCGCTGCAAAGCCTGCAGTCGATTGCCGTCGTAAACGGCAGGCCGGCGGTCTACGGCGACGCCGCCCTGGCGGTGTGCAAGGCGAGCCCCGTCTGCGAGTACGTGACCGAGAGCATCGAAGGTGACGGCGAGCAGATGGTTGCCGTCTGCACCGCCAAACGGCGTGGATACCCGCAGCCCACAGTGGTGCGTTTCACGGTGGCAGACGCCAAGAAAGCCAGCTTGTGGGGCAAGAGCGGGCCGTGGTCCCAGTATCCGCGCCGCATGCTTCAGATGCGGGCTAGAGGCTTCGCCCTCCGTGACGCCTTCCCTGACGTTCTAAAGGGGCTCGTCACGGCCGAGGAGGCCCAGGACTACCCGACGCCTGCCGCGCCGACTGAGCCCGTCAGGGAGCCCGTCGTGGTGCGTCCCAAGTTTGACGACGAGCGGCCGACCAAGGTCGTCCTGCAAGAAAAACGCTCCCCACCCCCGCCCATCACCGACCCGGTTGGCAAGGCTCGCATCGCTATCAGCGACGCAAGCACGCTCGGCGCTCTGGACAAGGTGCGGACGCTGATTTCAAAGCGGCTCGAGGACGGCACGTTCACCCAGGAGCAGCATGACGACCTGGTGTCACTTGCTGTCACCAAGGCCGAGATCCTCATCGGGGCCGAGCAAGAGGTGCAGGCGTGAGGCAGCGACGCTACCGAATCGCCAGCCCGTCTCGTGGAGACATCGCCCACTGGGCGCTGTTGCGCGAGGTCGAGCGGAACCAACTAGCGGCAGAGGAGATTGAGGCTATCCGCGAGCGTGAGGAGTACATGCTGGCGAATGCCAAAGCCGCCATGCCTACCGTGCCGGCGGTGCCAGGACTAGACGCAGCTGCACGACGGCTTGGCTGCGAGGACCAATATGAAAACGACCTGCGAGCGAGGTACGGCGACACGTTTTGACACTTTGCGACCGGCACGCCATTGCCGTAGGTGCTGCGTTTCACGGCACCATTGGCCGCCCAGCGGATGGGTGGCGAGTAGCCACCGCAGTCGCCGCCGACTCCACGGTAAAGCTACCGCCTGCCCCACGTCACGGGGCCAATACACGAAGGGATGAATGACATGAAACGCATTTGCAACCGCTGCAACACCAAGCGAAGCCCGCGAGTGACGCGGTGCTTGAGGTGTGGCAGCCCAGAGTTTCGCACTGAAGGGGAGAAGAAATGATTGCAGTATCTGGCCGATATGCGGCGTTCCTTGAATCGAAGCAGCAACTCGACGGCGACCACGGGTTTACGCCAGAGTTCCTGCCTGGCTGGCTCTTCGACTACCAGCGGCACCTCATCGAGTGGGCTTGCCGCAAGGGTCGCTCGGCGATCTTCGCCGACTGCGGCATGGGTAAGACGCCAATGCAGTTGGTGTGGGCTGAGAACATCCGCCAGCAAACAGGCAAGCCGGTGCTGATCGCGACCCCTCTCGCTGTCAGTTACCAAACAGTCGAAGAGGCCAAGCGGTTCGGTATCGACGCGGTGCGGTCGAGTGGCGGCAAGCCGGAAGCCGGCATCGTGGTCACGAACTACGAACGGCTGCACAACTTCGCACAGGGCGATTACGGCGGCATGGTCTGCGACGAGTCGAGCATCCTCAAGAACTTCGACGGCTCAACAAAGGCTCTCGTCACCGAGTTCATGCGTCTGATTCCGTATCGGCTGCTGTGCACTGCAACGGCCGCCCCAAACGACTACCACGAACTTGGTACGTCCAGCGAAGCCTTGGGCTATCTTGGCTATCAAGACATGCTCTCGCGGTTTTTCAAAGAGGATGTCATCAAGGACTACCTCGGCTGGGGCCGCAAAAGCTATCGCTTTCGCGGGCACGCCGAGGAACCATTCTGGCGGTGGGTTTGCTCGTGGGCGAGGGCGTGCCGCAAGCCGAGCGACCTCGGATTCGATGACGGAAAACTCGTCTTGCCGCCGCTCCGCGAACACGAGCACGTCGTGCATAGCAGCAAGACGCGGGCTGGGATGCTTTTCTCACTGCCGGCCGACACCCTGCAAGAGCAGCGCGAAGAGCGGCGAATCACGCTTGAGGACCGCTGCGAGGCGGCGGCTGGACTCGTGGCATCACACGCCGGTTCGTCCGTTGTGTGGTGCCATCTAAACGACGAGGCGGACCTACTGGAGAGGGTCATTCCAGACTGCCGTCAAGTAAGCGGGTCGCAGAGCGAAGACGAGAAAGAGGAGCTCTTGCTTGCGTTTCAGTCGGGACAACTAAAGCGGCTGGTTACCAAGCCGAAGATCGGTTGTTTCGGATTGAACTGGCAACACTGCCACAACGTCGTGACGTTCGCCTCCCACTCATGGGAGCAGTACTACCAGGCCGTGCGGCGGTGCTGGCGATTCGGTCAGACGCAGCCCGTAGATGTGCATGTCATTGCCACTGAGGGCGAAGTAGGTGTGCTCGCGAATCTGCGACGCAAGGCCAACGCCGCCGACCGCATGTTTGAGTCACTTGTTCGACACATGGGTAATGCCATGGCCGTTGATCATCGAAGGACGTTCCCCCACAACGAAAGGATTCCGTCATGGCTGTCAGCGACCAAGTAATCACAAACGAGTACGCGATTTACAACGGCGACTGCTGCGAGGTTCTCCAGAGCATCCCAGACGAGTCGGTACACCTCTCGATCTACTCGCCGCCGTTTGCGGCGGATGGGGCTGGGTGCCTGTACCACTACTCCAGTTCAGAGCGTGACCTGTCGAACTGCCGCAGTCACCAGGAGTTCTTTGACCACTATGCCTTCGTGGTGGGCGAGATCCACCGGGTGACGATGCCTGGCCGGCTGTCTGCCGTGCATTGCATGGACATTCCCAGGAAGACATCGCCTGGAGGGCTGGTCGATTTCCCGGGCGAAATCATCCGACTGCATGAGTCGCTCGGCTGGCGGTTCTGGTGCCGGCACTTTATCTGGAAGGAGCCGCTCGGCGTCCGCAATCGCACGATGGCGAAGGGGCTGGCTCACAAGCAGGTCGTGACTGACGCGAGCCTGTGCGACGTTGCCTCGGCGGATTGCCTGCTGCTTTTCCGCAAGGACGGCGACAACCCGGTTCCTGTTGCGAACCCGAACGGACTTCTGGAGTACGCGGGCGAGCGTGAGGTTCCCGCTGAGTTGCTCACGTATCGCGGGCACAAGGGCAAGCAGATCGAAAACCGCTACTCGCACTGGATTTGGCGGCAGTATGCGTCGGCTTTCTGGGACGACATCCGCCTTGAGAGAACGCTGCCGTATAAGCAGGCTCGAGAGGATGACGACGAGCGGCACATGCACCCGCTGCAGCTTGACGTGATTGAGCGAATCGTCCATCTGCGGAGCCTGCCCGGCGAGACGGTGCTCACGCCGTTCATGGGCGTCGGCAGCGAGGCTTACGGTGCCGTGCTCAACGGACGCAAGGCAATCGGCGTCGAGCTCAAGCCCGCTTACTACCGGCAGGCTGTGAAGAACTTGGAGGAAGCAGCCCAGGGACGGAAGGCCGAGGCCACCCTCTTCGACGCGGAGGCCGTGGCATGAGCGACTACTACCAAAGCGATGAAAAGAGGATTGCTGAGCTACCTCTATTCGGCTTGCTTGCGAAGTCTTTGTCTGTGGTTGTAGAGCCGGTGCAGCAGATTAAAGAAAAGGCGAGGGAGTTTCACGCGAGCAGGCAGGCTCAGGAGCACGCTCTGACGAAGTTACGAACAGGCCAAGGACTTACGAAAGTTGATTACGAACAGTCGTTCGGCGATGGCAGGCGACTAGCGCCGGCAATTGAGCAACTTCGCAATGCTCACGGCTTCTCAATTGACGGGCACGGCACAAACAAGCGGCCGTACAAACTTTGCGATGTTTCGCAGCGCCCAATCCTGGCGATGGTAACGCCCGACATGAAGGCGATTTACTACACGCTACCGCATTGGCATAAGGTCAAACAGCAACGACAAGACCACGACTCGCATCGGTGCGTCTTGTGCATCTCTGGGTCAGAACTTCGGTGCCATCATGTGTCGTACACCAAGCTGTTCAATGAGCCGATTGAAGACCTAATGACGCTGTGCGACAGGTGTCACGCAAGAGTTCACCAAGACTGCCGACTGAAGTTCCCTAGCGGAGTCTCAACCAATTATGCCCACTTGCTGGGCTGGACAGGATTTGAGACATGGCTGCTGCCGTAACGAGCCTAGCGAAGATTAGTGAGGCCCGCCGAGCACTCGCGTCGGCGCAGACTCTCGAAGACGTTCTGAGCATTCGCGACCAGGCAAAGGCGTTGGAGGCGTGCCTAAAAATCGTTGGCGAGAGCTTACAGGCTGCGAACGACGCCGCCGAGGTGAAGCTGCGGGCCGAGCGGAAGGCTGGAGAGATGCTTGCCATCAGAGATGATGCGAAAGGAAGAAATCAGCACACGCTGGAGGGTGCGGTCATCGTGACCGCACCCTCACTCGCTGAACTTGGAGTTACGCAGAATCAGTCAAAGCGATGGCAGCGAGAGGCAAAGGTAGATGAAGAGGCATTTGCGCAGTACCTCGCATCTTGCCGCGAGGAGCAACGCGAGATTACGCAGGCTGGCTTACTCAATATCGCCAAGGGCTGCCACGTATCCGCTAACAGCGGCGAGAACGAATGGTATACGCCGCCTGAATACATCGAGGCGGCCCGCGATGTCATGGGCAGCATTGACCTTGACCCCGCTAGCTGCGAAACGGCTCAAGCCAACGTCAAAGCCAAGCGATTCTACACCATCGACGATGACGGACTTGCGAATAAGTGGACAGGGAATGTCTGGCTGAATCCTCCTTACTCCAAGGAATCAATCGGTCAGTTTGCCGCAAAGCTCGTCGCTGAGTCAGGCCGCATTCAGCAGGCAATCGTACTTGTTAATAACGCGACCGACACGGCGTGGTTCCATGAGTTGGCCTCCGTCGCGTCTGCAGTCTGCTTCCTCCGTGGTCGCGTTAAGTTCCTATACCAAACAGGCAGGCCAGCAAACACGCCAGTTCAGGGCCAAGCAGTGCTGTACGTAGGGCCAAATGTTGAGCACTTCAGGAGTAGGTTTTCGACCTTTGGGCTTGTTGTCGTCCCAGTTCGAGAAGTTCTTGAAGCGGGCACACCTCACGCCCTCGGACATCGCTAAGGAGGCCAAGGATGGCCGGTAGTTGGATCAAATTCCGCCACGACCTAATCGACGCACCGGAGATCCGGCGTCTGTCGAAGGCGTGCGGCGTCACCCGTGACGATGTCTACGGGAAGCTGTTCAGGCTGTGGTCGTGGTTTGACCGCCACAGCCACAACGGAGCCGTCGCCGGCGAGTCTGGCGAACTGGTGGACGAGATCGTTGGGCATTCCGGGTTCGCTGCGGCGCTTGTCACCGTCGGGTGGCTGTGCGACGACCAGGACGGGATTGTCATCCCGAATTGGGAGCGTCACAACTCGGAAACTGCCAAGGAAAGAGCGTTAGATGCCGCTAGAAAGGCACTTTCGAGAATGTCCGGGTCCGACCCGGACACGCCCGAAACACCCTGTCCGGCAACTACCCGGACCAGACTAGACAAGACTAGAGGAGATAATCCTCCTCCTCCTCCGCGAGGCGCTTCGCTGCCGGAAGGCAGGAAGGCACTCAAGGCGGCGTGGGCCGCTGCCGCTGCCGCTGGGCACGTACAGCCTTGGAATGCGTCTGGGATGCCAGACAAGACAGACGAGCGTCTCGGTGAGCCTGGATGGCTCGAAGACGCCTTGCAGGCGATCCAGCGGCTTCACAGGTGCCGGTATTTCGACAACGGGAAGCCGACGCTGATCCAGCTCTGCGTCAGTGGCTTCGTGTCCAAGGTGCTCGGCGGTCAGTACGACGAGCCGAAGCCGGCGAAGAAGCAGCGTTCCGGCGACATGCAGCAAGAAAAACTCCCGCCGCGCGGCTTCACGGGTGAGGCGGCAGATGCTTTCGAGCGTACACGGCGTGCGCTTGCCAAGAGTGCGACAACGTAACGGAAAGGATTCCGACAGATGACAACGACGATTGACGCCCCAGCATTGACGCCGCGCCAACTGGACATCCTCCAGTGGATTGACGGCTTTTCGGACACCCACGGATACGCACCGACGTACAAGCAAATCGGCCACCACTACGGTTGGCGCAGCCCGCAGGCCGCATCGACCACGCACCTGCAATCGCTCCGACGCAAGGGGCTGGTCGAGTGGGAGAAGGGCCAGGCCCGCACGCTGCGTCTGACGCCTCTGGGCAAGTCGCTCGCGGGAGGTGCCGCATGAACTACATCCACCTTCCGCCACCGTCCGACGTCGTGCAGGCGCTCATGGATCGTGCGTGGGACGACGACGTGTCGGACGACGACAGACTGCTGCTTGAGACGGCAGCGAGAACGCTAGAGGTGACTCTCGGCCGCTGCTGCAGGCTGGCGAGCGTTATCGAAAGGACGGAGGTGGGGCTATGACGACATCCACATTCACCCTCATCTGCATTGGCTCTGTACTGCACGCCGCGACGTTCGCGGTGGGCGTTTTGATTGGTGTTTCTCTGCGAAAGGATTCCAGACATGACGACAGCAACGAAGGAACGAAAGAAGCGGGCTGGTGGCATCGTCCTACCGGCACAGGAACTCAAGGCGGCGCTCAACGCCGTGGGCCAGGCGGTGCCGAGCCGGTCGCCACGGCCCATCTACCAATCCGTGCTCCTATCGGGCGGGGTGCTTTCTGGGAGTGACGGAGATATCCGTATCGACGTCACGTTGGAAAATGCCCCCCCCGGGGTCAATTTCCTTTTGCCGAGGGATCGTCTTTCCGCCATCCTCGGCAGTTTCACGGGCGACGAGATCACGATAACGCCTGACGAGTCGTCGTGCGTCATCAAGGCTGGACGTGGCGAGTGGACGCTGCCAACGGAAGACGCTGGCGAGTATCCAGCCTGGAACGTGGACGGTGCGAAACCCGTTACACGGCTCCCGGTCGATCAGTTCTGCCGTGCGGTGAAAGGCGTCGTGTTTGCCGTTGACGACGAGTCGAGCCGCTACGCTCTCGGCGCCGTGCTCGTGGAAGTCAAAGGCGAGGTGGTCACGTTCGTCGCCACGGACGGTCGCCGGCTGTCGTGCGTGAACTGCGAGCACGACTTGGCGGTCGACGACTCGCAGACGCTCGTCCCGGCTCGTGCGATGGCAATCATCGCTCGGCTGGCTGCGTCAGCTGGTGATGCTAGCGTGCAGATTGAGGCAACCAAGAACGAGATCGTCGCTACGGTGGGTAACGCTACCGTCACGGCTCGTCTGATCGACGGTCGCTACCCTCGGTGGCGCGACACGCTGCCGGAACGTGACGCCAAGGCCACGACGGTCAGCCGTGCGGATCTGCTCGCGGCGACGCGGGCCGCAGCCATCGTGACCAGCGAGGAAAGCAAGGGCGTGCAGTTCGTGTTTTCTGGCGACGGCATCTGGCTTCACGGGCAAAGTGCCGAGAAAGGCGAAAGCAGCGTCACCTGCGACGTCGTGGAGGCCGGCGACCAGGCGACGGTGAAACTCGACCCGCTGTTCGTCCAGCAATGGCTCA